AAGTTTTTTCATGGCTATTAATCTCCTATTTCAATTTTCTCTCCAACGTATTTCTGAACATATTCTTGAATATTCTCAGGATATGAGTCTACGACATAATCTGTATCAATTGTTATCTTCGTAATAATATTCTCCGTCTTATCCAAAAATATATTGCCAACCGTACCACCTGGAATTCTTATGTACAAAAGTCTTTGTTTCATGTCCGCTTCAGTTGCCAATATATAATGTCCATATTCATATTCATCAATCATTTTCTTATCAAAACCAGCCAAATCATCAAGTTCTTTGGTCAGTTCACAATGATACTCGTGAGAAAAATAATCATTTAATTCTGAGTCATTGTCATACCTATGACTTAGTTTCATATCATTTCCGCCTCTAATTTTTCTATCGTGATTTTATACTTTTCGCAATCTTTTGTTTCAGTGCGTAACAATTCATCTATAGCCAATACAACATTCTTGCTATAAACAGTTTTATCTGTCTCAAATTGACAAGCACCATCATATTTGTCTACATATCCAACATATTCTTTCTTTTCTCCTATGTTCATAATTAATTCTCCTTATTATGTTGACTCCATGCATCCAACACTGTAAGAAACATCTCGCCCCTTTCAGTCAACCAACAGTAGCCAATACTACTACCATGATCTGTAAACCCAAGACTGTCTATTTCATATGCCATGAATTGAAATACTCCATACTGCTCATAATCTTCGGTGTCTATATGCAATTCCGTTTTATATCTTTCTTGCACCTCATCATAACTTAAATCCTTCCATTCTTTCCGAATATGAAGATATCTTCGAATGACTTCCAAAGTGGTATCAGGTGATCCACAAGAACATAAATTTAATTCATTGTACAAGTAATGATCTATTAATGGATTGATTAAAGAATCCTCATAGGACTTTTCTCTATTACCAACCTCAACAGCATATCTCAAGAAATCTTCCGGATCTTTTTCTATAATCTTTTCTGCAATTTCACTTAATAACATATCATTTTCTCCCTTTCATATATGCCTAATTTCTTCATCCGTTGCAATTTTCACTTCACTAAGTAAATATTCTCCACACCAACTTTCTTTGTACCCAGAAACCATAACCATATCTTCTTCGTCCTCCTCTGTAACACATTGATAACAAACCACCGTACCCAATCTCTTAGTATTTCCTACTTGAACAATAACAAATGTTCCTGTATTTATTGGAAATGTTTTTGTAAAACTCATAATGATACTTCCTTTCGTGGATATTCCCCTATTGATACCAAATACAAAATATAAAAACAATCTGCCACATCATGTAATTTTTCAATGAGTTCTCCATGAGATGAATATATCTCAAAATTATTGACATCCATAATGCGTACAGTCAGGTATGAATGCGTTGATCCTTTATAATTATAAACACAGTCAATTTTTATTTCTTCCATAATAGAAATTCTCCGTTAAAAACAATAATTTAACTCTATAATTAATCAACCAACATTAATCAACGTATCTTTTCAATCCTGTTGAAAAATACGGAATTGGCATTCTTTTAAATTGATACTTCTTTACTCTTTCATCTATTATATTTTTAATATCTGTATTATCAATTTCACCTGTTCTAATATACTTGTCCATTACAGAATACTTAAATCCTAGAGCGTCTTCATCTGTACTTCCACACAAGCCATCGGACGGAACTTTTTCAATTAATTCTTTTGGTAATCCAAGTTCAAAACCAATAGCTTTAACTTCTTCAACCGTCAAATCACTCAATGGTGAAAAATCTCCAACAGCGTCTCCCCATCTGGTTTCCCAAGATAAAAGAGTTTCTGAAAGGTTACAAGTATTTGCCACTCGTCCATTAATGGTTTGAGACACAGCATAAAGTGTAGCCATTCTAATTCTCGCCGGCAGATTCGTAGATGTTTGTTTCGACCATTGATTGTTCAACTTTGGTTTTACTTCATTTGTCAATGTGGAAATCGTATCGCCAATATTTACAATGCAATTATTGATATCTAAATGTTTAACAAGCTTATAAGAAAAATCAATGTCTGACTGCTCACCTTGTGGCATAAGAACTCCAAATACCCTATCCTTTCCAAGAGCTTCAACACATAATGCGGCTACAACAGAAGAATCTTTACCGCCCGAAATGCCTACCACTGCACAACATCCCTTACCATTCTCATTAAACCAATCCTTAATCCACTGTACAATCTCATTCTTTACTTTCTTTGCATCAAAATTATTCATGTGTAATCTCTCCCTTTTCGATTTTCTCAATTAATGTCAATAGTTCATGATATACCTGAATTAGTCCTCCTCTATCATCAATATAAACATTGGCATAAATTTTTCTTCCTGAAAATGCAACCGAAGCATCACAATTGATACCTCTATATTTAATGTGATTATCATTCAGATATTTTTCAATCATCTCATATTTATCTTCGCCGTTGCCAGTAAAGATAATTACTTCTGAATAGTTCTCCCATCTTTGCAAAAGGTGAATAACATTTTCATATGTTCTACCCTTTTTATGAAAATCATAAATCGTATCATCAAAATCTACACAAAAGATGAGCTTTCCATATTTCTTAAACTCTTCTTCTAGTCTATTATAAGAATTATTAGCTTGAAGATAAAAATCCATTTTATTTTCCTCCGTACATTCTGTTTCTGATATCTATAAAGGAATCTTCTCTTATCAATTCTCCATTTTTAAATACAGTAGTAAGTAAACTATCATCACTTATTTCAAGTAATTGATCTTGACATTTTAATTCGCCGTCTTCATAATAGACTTTACAACAACCTTTATGAGATTTCTTTAGATGACTTGTATCTGTCTTTGGGTCTTTGAAAATCATTAATTTTTTACCATCAATTACTCCATAAGTTGCTTTCATAGCAATTCCAAAAGTATCTCTCGTAGCAACTATCATCTTTCCATTCTCCATAATTGCCGTAAAACAAAAAGCTCCTACACCATAAGCAATATTATTGGCTGCAAATCCACGTTTCTCCAACTCTCTCCAAATTGTTTCTACATTAGAAAGGGTACAGCCATCACCGTAAATGATTCCTATATGAGGGTTTAACTCTTTATATCCTTTACTATTTATAGAGCCACCAAAGATATCCCATAGTCTTTCAACTGTTTTAACTGAAATTTCTACAATATCACCACTATCAGGACGAACCAGAAGTTTACCATTATGATTCATAATTTCTTCTTTACATTGCGGAAGAATATTATTTATCATATTCCAATAATCATATGTATCTGAGACCATACTAAATGATGTATTTGGATAAAGTTCAGTCAAAAGTCTCTTCACGAATGTAATTTCATCTCCGTCAATAGAGAAATTTGCACCCATAACAGAATGTTCTGTCGATACAGCACCTAATCCAATTCCGTTCTTTTTACAATCAGCATTATAATATTTATCTATATAGTTAATCGCCGGAATTGTTGATGTTTTATTGAACGAAAGTAGCCACGAAGCTGAACATCTTACAGCTTCATCCATACAAGACATTCCTCTCATACCAAAGTCCGCACAAGCCACGTCTCCCGACAATCCATCAGTTGTTTTATCGTACCAATAATCCGCAATCTCACGATACATATGACCGATTGTTGCATGGCAACAAGGTTTCCATAGTTCAACCTGTAGGATACATTCAATCCACTGTACAAGCCAAGCAAAATCATCATTTGTATTTGTAATCTCAATGCATGGAACTCCCATTGGTACAAGTGTTCCTTCTGACAAAGCTCTTATCTCTAGTGGTAAATATCCTAATCTATGCAATTGGACAATCTTGTCTAAATCATAATTGTCCTTACCAATCTGTATATCCATTGAATCAGTGTAAAGAGACACCATTTCATCTTCTGGCAAATCGAAGAAATTTTCTTGGAAATATCCCATTAAATATTCTTTGATAAATGCCTGTAATCCAAAGAAAACCATCTTGTTTCTGTTCTCTAACATTGATCTTCGAGGCACCCAATATGATACTAGCTTAGTTAATCCTTTGGGATACATTCGCGAGTGGCACTGTTTATAAGTGTCTGATAGTAGCAACGCCATTGTATTATTCATAATTCTTCGACCTCCATAACTGTTATTTTTTCATGATTACCCTTAAACAAACTATTTGTCGTAAACAGTCTGTTCACAGTATTATTCTCCAAAGATTTAATTAAAGTACCTTTTTCTTTGTCAAGAATTGAGTTTTCTGTATGTGTAGCATATGCGTAAATTTCTTTTACACCATTTTTCTTCAATTCTTCTGCACTATAATACAGCGAGCCACCATAAGCAATAATGTCATCAATCATTAACACGGCTTTATCAGCTAAATCAATTCCATTCGTTCTGATGTCTAATCCGAGAATTTTGCCAGTTTTCCAATCTCGTTTCTTTTCTCCATAACAGTATTGAAGTTCAGGAAATAAATCAGAGTATCTTTTCGCCGCCCCTGCATCTGGGAAATAAAGAACAAGATTTCTCTCTCCAATTTTTGCAATTGCCTGTTCAATATATTCCTTGGGATTTTCCTCAAAACAATTATTAAGCAATGCCGTAGACACATCACTATGAGCATCTAAAACATATACACCTGAAAAATTTAACCAGTTAATGAATTCACAAAAATATTTTAGAGTAAATACTTCGTCATTATTTTTAACTCTGTCCATTCGAGCATTTGGAATATATGGAAGATTCAAATAGTAATCCACATTCGTTTTGAACTTTTCAAGGTGTCTCTTAATTAACATTAGATAAAACATTTCATCATTGCTTTCATATATCCAATCAAACCAAATACAAGGCGAACCGTCATAATTACATTCTCCAATACTATTCGCATCAATATTTATTCTTGGTGTCCCATCAGGGAATTTATTAATTGTTACAATATCTCCATTAATTTTAATCATATTTATTCTCCAATCACATTAATTTGACAACTCTTCATAACTTCCATCGCAGCCTTATGTTTTTCTGGTGTAACTCCGGCACAACAAGAAGCATCTACTGTTATTTCAGTGTCAGGGAAAGCACTTCTCAACATTAGTGCATTTGATACTACACATATGTCTGAACATAATCCTACAATTTCTATTGAGGTGTTTATTCTTTTCCTTATCCAATGGGATATTACTTCTACAAGACCTTTATCGGCAAACGTATTTTTCTCTACATGACCATAAAGTTTAGATTTTATTGTTTCTCTTACTGACGAATTTAGTAACCAACCTTCTGTATTTCTAATACAATGTTCGACTGGTAAATATTTACCCTCAAGAGTTTCAAGATAATCATCTGAGTGCGTATCTAATGTCAGAAATATTACTCCATTAAATTTTTTAATTTTTTCACAAACAGGCTCAACAATATTTCGTGCTTCCTCTGTACCAAGTGATCCATCTATAAAGTCATTTTGCATATCTACTACAACTAATATCTTTTCCATATTATATATCCTTTCTTTTGTACTATATAATTTA